ATTTAAAAATATTAAGTTTTACCGTGTATAAATATTAAAACGCCCTATTTCTTGGGCGTTTTTGCTGATGTTGTGAAATCAGCCTGAGGTATATTAGGTCTGGCTACTTGTTTATTATTACTAAGTGTTGTGCTTTTACTTTGTGCTCTCTCATATTCTTCGTTTTGTTTTTCAATGTAATCATTGATTTTACGAATATGAAACTTACGCATTTGTATAGGCATATTATACACCTCACTATAAATAAATCCACCATTTCCATGATAAATTAAATCATGGACTTCAGTCATGAATATAGGCTTATAAGCTGGTATCAGGCCAAAGAAAGTTAATTCCAATTGGTAAATTGACGCCCTCCACAACGTCACCACCTGGTGTAGTATAATTAAACTTTAATGGAAGATCTGGTTCAATTTCTTTATATTTTTTTCTTAAAGCTCTTGAATCACCTACTAACATAGAGTCAGCAAATTTTCTAATATCTTCTTGTTCTCTACTTCCATTAATTGAAGTAATCATATGTTTTAAACGTGTTGTGATATCATAAGAACCATTTGGATTAACACGTTTTAATCCTTCAACTTCTTTATCAATTCTTTTTTCATCACCATGAGTTAATAACTTAAAAGTAACAATAGTTTTACTTGGTAAAGTTAATTCAAACTCATTTTTACCTTGTTTTAAAACTGAATGTATTGGTTTAGGATCAAGTAATGACAAATCCACAGTAACATTTTGTTTAATTCCTGTTTCTGGGTCATCATATTCAAACTCATAATCTTTACCATATCCTAAAATACGAGCAGCTATTAATAAGGCATTCTTATCACCAATTAATAAATCATTATAACTAATAGGAGTAACAATCAATGATTGCAATAACTTATCAATTACAATACCTTGTTTAATAAAGTTAACATTGGTTAAAATGTCTTCTTCTTTAGCAGTCATGTACTTCATTTCAAGTACACCTTTAGATAATGGAGAGTCAGGTGAGTAAGGTAAACCTTTTGATGGTAATTCTACTTGTTCAGTTGGAAACTTTAATTTTTCTTCCATAACGTATTTATTGTTTTATATATATAAATATACAAAGATAAAAAAAGCCGTCCAAAAGGACGGCTCTTTAAAATGTGTTGAACTGAATTAGTAGTTCAAGATACAGTAATCCATAGCGATTGTGGTAGTGATGCTGATATAAGCTTCATTAGCCCAATCATACTCACCAAAGTTAGCTTCTTTAACATAAGCACCTTTGATAATCCACTCACCTACTACATCACCAACTGGTCCTAAGATATCTAAACGTAAATCTTTTTTATAGAAATCTGAATATCCATCACGTCCAGTTACTGATTCATGTGCTAAACGAGCCCATTCCATTACAGCTTGAGCACCGCTTGGATTTACAGGATCATATAATTCTAAACTCATATCGTTCCAACGAACTTTACCTTTAACTTTACGGTAAACGTTGATATGATCTAATACAATTTCACCTGCGTTAAATGATGGTGTAGAAGCCTTTCTGATTAAGTATGATGGAATACCACCAATGTACATCAAAAAGCGATTCTGAACTTTAGGTTCAAACGCGGTGAACATTATTTCATTTGGATCTAATACTGCCATTGTATTGTTATTTTATATAAATATTAATAATTTTGTTTTTTTATGAACCGAATTCTACACCAGTTGGTAAGATGTTGAAATCTAATAAGATAAATTCAGCAGTCTTAGTTGGTTGTAAATAGATCTGACCTACTAATTGGTTACGATCAATTACATCTGGAGTGTTATTTGATTCATCCATTACTACTTTAAATGCATATAAACCTTGACGTTGTTGTACAAACACTTTCTAAGTATGGAGTAACTTGAGCTAAGAACGCATTACGAGTTACAGCTGTATTTTGTTCGAATACTAAGTTTTCAGATACATTACCAATGTAACGCTTAAGAGCAATTAATAGACGACGAACATTGATACGATCTAAAGCACTAGCTTTTTTCTGTAATGTTTTCTGACCAAATGCAGCTACACCAATATTAGGGAAAGTAGCAATTGGATTAACTTTACCAGCATATAGATTATCACGATCTGTTGGAGATAATTTTCTTTCAGCTTGTAATACATTACCTAATCCACCTCTTGTTAAACCAGCTGGAGCAAACCATTCAGCACTTACATTATCATTAAATGCATATACACCTGGCATAATTGTTGAAGCTGGAACCCATACACGCTTACCAGTTTCTTGAGATATTACTTGAACCCAAGGCCAGTAAACACCAGCATAGTTAGTATCTAAACCAGCTGCTTGGTTAGTTACAGTTTTAAGTGTAACACCATATGGTGACAAGTCAGTGATGTAGAAACAATCACCTCTTTCTTCAGCTAAACTGATAAAATTACCTACTGCTGAAGAGTGTAATGATTGGATCAAACCTGGAGTAGCTACTAAATTGAAATCAAATTCATCTTTATTATTTAATAAAGCAGAAGCTGTAGCATAGTTACCTTGAACTAAACCTTGAGTTGTTGAACCAATGTTAGTAAATAAAGTATTTCCAATATTATTTAAATCATCACCAGAGGCACCACCAAAAGCACCACCTTGAGAACCACTACCATTTACTGGGATTGATTGTGTGAATTCGTTTTTAGCGTTTCCAGCATTATCAAAATAATTTGGAGTTGTGTAATTAACTTGTTTTACACGTACATAGCGGCTATTGTTTGGATAGTCACCAGATACTTGAATATAATATTGACCATCAGCGTCTTTAACAGCAGTTTTTGATTGGTTACCAACAACAGCCTCTAAATAGTTAGGTTGATTTGGATCCAATGAAACATTAGAATATGTTTCTAAAACAATTTTACTGTTTTGATTGTCATTACCTTGACGAACTAATAATGTAAATGTACCACTTGAAGTATTAGCATTTTGAATTTCCCATCTTAAATTATCTGTTGAACCACTTATTAATGAATTATCAGATAAAATAGAACCTGAGTTGTTCATTAAAATACCAGTAGATAAAGTTTCTAATACAAATGTTGGTTGGCCACTACCATCAATACCACCTGTAAATGAATCACTAAGTGGGAAGAATGAATTTTCATAGAAATAATATTGACCAGCATACATTGTCCAACTGTTAGCTGCAGCACCAGCTGAAGAAGCACTAATAATTAACACATTAGTACCAGTGTTATAACTAGAAGTTAACATGCTTAATCCGCTAGTTTCATTAACTGCTTTTGAAGCTGAGTATCCGAAAGTATCAACTGTAAAAGTATTATACATGTTGAAGAAAACACTCTTATTTCCGTTACTATCAACTTGATAATTATCAAATGTTGTACCAATAAGATTTACACTAGTAGATCCTAAATCAACACGAGCAGCTACTAGGTTAAAAATAGGTGATGTTGTTAAATCAATAGAAGCACCTGCGTTAGCAGCTGTAGCACCAGGAATATTATTTGGAATAGCACTAGATGTAGCTGGGCTATAATTAGTGTTAGTTACCCTAGTAATTAAGGCTGTAGTACCACCTTGTTGGAAATAATTTCTAGCAGATATTGATGTTAGGAACTCATAATTAGCTCCACCACTAGTAAACATACCACCAAATTTATTTTTAAAGTCACTAAAAGAAGTAACTACTGTAGGTACATTTACTGGACCCATAACTGTTGGACCAACTAAAGCTAAACCAACTGTAACTGGACCCTGTGTTATTTGTGATAAATCATTCTCGCGTGCGAGTACGCCTGGAGAAATTAATGTTTCTTGCGCCATGTTTTAAATAGATTTTGTCTACTGATAAATATATAGAGTGTGTTATAAAACGAAGAAGCCCCGACATTGCTGTCGAGGCTTTCTTCTATATTAACTCCTAACACCTAACAATACATATTACTGAGTTATTTCTCCTGTACTAATATCAATATTTCCGTTACCATATTTTTCTTGTAATTGTAACGCAAGTTTTGATTCTTTTTCTCTTAATGCTTTTTGTGTTTCTACTAACTCAAATTTTTGTAACTCTAACTCACCAAAAGCCAAAGCTAAATTAGCATACTCTTGTTTAATATCTCTAATAGCTTGTAACTCAGATTCTGTTATTTTTTTAGTGATAACTCCCATAATTATTTTTTAGAGGTTTTCTTAGCAGTTTTTTTAGCTGGTGTTTTTGTAGCTGTTACTTTCTTTTTAGTAGTTGATTTTTTCTTAGCGATTTTTTCAGCTACTGGAGCTGGTGTAGCTTCTGGAGCTAAATCATCAATAAATGGATGAACATTATTGTTAATTTCATTTAGTCCATCATTTTGATTTTTATTTAAAAGCCAAAGTCCAACAGCAACGCTTAAAGCAGCAGCAATAATTAAAAATGTTACCATGATTTATTATTTTGATATAAATATATATAAATTTTAAAGAATAACCAAATTTAATCTATTTGTTTACTTCTTACAAACTCTAAATCAAATGTTGTGGCTGATAAAGATAATGTTGAATTATTAAATGGATGTTTATAAGGATTAGTCACACGCCATCCTTCACCCCATTTTTCATTCATGTATTTAAAATTAGTCAAATGAATTTCATCTAAACGATTACTTAATTCAGTACTAGATTTTTTAGTTTGGCTTCCATGTGTATAATATTCATTACATAATCCTGGACCGTGATAATATTTTCTATTTAGACTAGTTATCTTTTTTACAGGTTTATTATGTAATCGCATTATATAATCAGCATCTTCACAATACGCTGGGGATAAATTTTCATCAAATAATCCATACTCTTGTATCACCCAGTCTTTGATTAGAAATAAATCCCATGCTCCATCATTAAAATCACCCCCATAAGCATGAACAATTCCTATATCACTTGGTTTAGATGCTTGTGATAATTCTTCTAATAAACCTGGTGTGAAAGCTACATCATCATTTACTATAAGCCAACTTGGTGATTTAATAAATGATTTAATAATTAAATTAAATACAGCGGGTACACCTAAATTAGAA